CCATCTTTGCTCCTAAAAGTTAGTGACCACTCAGGGGAGACTAGGGGAGGGTCATCCTGTTTATCGGGTATCGCGTGCGTGTGCGCGCGTGACGTATCAAACAGGACAAGTATCCCCTACCCTCCCCTAAACCAAAAAACCTAGGGTAAACCCTGATTTCGCGCCTTCTCCGTTGCATTCAGGTCGATGCCCTTCAGCGTCATGATCCCGGCCATCTTCACCTTGCGAAGACCCGGAACAAGGGTCATCTTTTCCCCCCAAACGGTCTGCGAAGGCTCATGCTCTCCCCTGGATTGCTTCCAGCGCCTGAACGATGCATACAGGTCCGACGATCTGGCGTGTGTGCCTGCGTCCGTTTTGCAGCACTCCTCGATCCACATCGCGATGTCGTCATGCTCGGCCATGTAGTCGCGGCTGGCGTCCTCAACGCTGCCAGGAATAGCCAGGCCATCGGCGTACCACTTGCGGGCGCCCTCAATGGCCCAGGCCATGATGCCAGGGGCTTCGGCCTTCAGCTTCTCGGGCAGCTTGGCATCCTTGGCCGCACCCTCGAACTTCTGCAGGAACGGCACCAGCACCATGCGGCGGGCCATTGCAGGGTCGCCGCCCTTCAGCCGGGGCTTGTGATTGCCCGCAATGAGGTGCTTGTGACTCATCGTGAACGTGAAGTTGTCCTGCCGCATGAAGCGCGCCGTCAGGGTTTCGTCGCCCGTCAATTCCTTGATGCGCGCCTCGGCCCAGAAGCTGCCCTCCTCAAGTTCGTTGCTCACGGCCAGGCGCTTGCCGTGTAGCTGGGCCAGCTCGGTCGGATGGCGCTCGTTTCGGCTTGCCATCAGCGCCGTCGTGGGCAGCTTCAGCGCATAGGTCCCCATGATCCACATCAGGATGTCCAACAGCGTAGATTTTCCGTTGCTGCCCTGCCCGTGCGCGAAAAACAGCTTCTGCTCGCGCCTGTCGCCTGAAAGGCAATACCCGCACATGCGCTGCACGAATTCGATTGTGTCGGCGTCGTCTACGAATACCTGAGAAACGAACCGCAGCCAATGCTCGGTTTTCTTCCCAGCGTCTGGCGATACTCTGCAAAGCTGCGTCAGATACTGCTGGCGGTTTCGCTGGTGCGTTTTGCCGGTGCGCAGATCAACCAGCCCGTCAGGCGTGTTGAGCATCAGCGGATCGTTGTCCCACTGTGCCGCCGGCACCACGATGTCCGGGTCAGACTGCGCCAGAAACAGCAGGGCGTTGACGGTCTTCGCGCTGGTGATCGGCTTGCGGATTTTCTGGTCTGCCAGCATGGCCACAGTGCGCGCCGTCTTGCGGGCCAAGTCGAACCGTATCAGGTGGTCGTCGCGTTTCCAGTGCGTGCCTTCGTCGTGCATCCAGCCGAGTCCCGGGGACCACCGAAGACCAGCCCCGAACTGCGCCACGAACTCCAGCGCCAGCGAGTCGTCGGAGAACTCTGGCGGAATCGGCTCGATTTCCCCGGTGTCGGCGTCGATGACCTCGGACCCCTGCACCGCTGGCCCGGCCTGCGGCCGCTGCGCGACGGCGCCCGCAGGTATCGTCGGCATGCGCGGCTCTGGCTTCATGCCCAGCGCCTCGGCGGCGGCTTTTACGGCCTTGCGAATGTCGCCCCCGTGCTCGTAGAACCGGAACAGGTCGAACGAACTCACAAGCTGGCCGCTCTCGTCGCTGCATAGCGGGTCGCTGGCGTGGTGAATCCACGCCTTGCCATCGAACAGGATCACGCCCGCCAGGCCGGTGCCAGAGTGCGGTGAAAGCCACCGCTTGCCCTGCTGCTTGTAGCCGTACTGCGTCAGGGCCGCCTCGATGCTGTGCGCGCGCTCGTAGGCGTCGATCACGCTCGGGCTTGTGCTATCGTTTGCCGGCCGTGCGGGGGCTTTCGGAGGCTTTGGTGTCGGCCGTTGCGGCGCCCACGGGCACAGGCCCTGCAATTGCGGCTTGAGCGCGGCCCAGTTCTGCCACAGCGCCAGAAGCCACGCAGGCGGATCCGGTATCGTGCCGTTCGGCTTCGTCAGCCAGACGTAGGGTTTACCCGTGTCCGGGTGAATGCTCGGCGGCAGGACGTCCTGGCGTTGCTGGTCGGTCGCGCTGCGGATCTCAAAGACCGTGAACCGCTTTCCAGCGTCATCCTGGCGCGGCCATGTCAGCGAGTGATACGGCAGTTCCAGGCCGTCCGGCACGCGGAACATGATGCGAAAGCCTGGCGCTCGCCCCTGGATCGTCGGCGCGCTCTGTGCCAGCGCGTCGATGTCCCAGCCAAACTCGGCGCAGATGGTACGCATCGCGTCCAGGTCGTCGATGTCCAGACTGCACAGCCTGGACGGACCGAGGGCCACGCCGATGTTTGCGCTGGGCCTTCGTTCGTAGTAGCTGCGCGCCTGCTCAGGGTCGGTGATGCACTCGTTGCCCCAGTTGTCTGACAGTGGCCGCTTTGCGCCTGGCGGCAGTGGCACCAGGGAAAATCCGTACTTGCGCACATAGGTGGCTGCGAAGTCTGCGATTGTCGCGACCATCAGAACAGCCCCTCCTGTCGTACCGCGTGCTCTGAGTCGATCCACTCATGGATGATTTGCCCGGCGGGCACCTCGTCAAGCCTGATCCATGGCCGCATGTTGTGTCTGGGGGATAGGACCACATCAAGGCAATCCATGCACTGGATGCAGATATGGACTGTGCCATTGGCGAAGACGCGCCGGGTGTAACGGCGCTCGCCGTCGTGCGAGCAGATGCTCATGGTGAACTCCTAGAGCCAGCCAGACGCATCCGGGTGGCGCAGGTTGATGGGAAAGTCCAGTATAGACCCGCAGCGCGGGCCTCAGAACGGGATGTCGTCCTCCATGTCATCAAAGCTCGTCGACGCCCGAGGCGCTGGCGCAGGGGCCTGGCGCTCCCGTTCCGCCCGCTCACGGATGGCCATGGCGTCGCGCTGGTCCTGGTTCATGCGGGCCGGTGCTGGTGACGGTGCCGGTGCGGAGGGTGCAGGCGATGCCGCTGGTGCGTCCTTCGGCTGCACCGAAAGGCTCATGTACTTCTGCCCCGCCAGCTTGGTGCCGTCGCGCCCGGTCTTGATCCAGGCGCTGAGCCAGTATTCCGTGCCGTCGACGTTGATCGAGCCCCGGTAGTCCGGCCTGGAATCGTTGCCCTGCTTGTCGTTGCGGGCTAGGAGGCCGCTGTTCGTGTTGTCGTATGCCATGTGTGGTTTTTCGTTCAGTCAGGCCGAAAACGTGCGGCCTATTTCACGTTAGGCGTCATAAATCCAGCGGGCCAACAAACGTCACTTTTGGCGGCACCGCGTCAGTAAGCCAGCAGTGATAACGCTGCCACGTCGCACGCAACCAGCCGGCTTGCGATTGGAAGCGCGGTGTTGGCTTGTCGCCGGCCGCGTGCCCGTCTTCAAGATGGTTGAACTCCCAACCGTTTATGCGGTCGTGACGAAACCACTGCGTGCATGCGGTGACGCCTAACCACTCGCTCAACCGGAGAGCCAACGGCTGGTCAGCTGGCATAGGGTTGTGGGTGTCGGTCACTTGGTCGGTCATCGCGTTGTCTCCCGGTTAGCTCGAACGTTAGGCGTCTTCAATCACAGGCTTCAGCCGCCTGCTCAGCGGCCTGCGCCCGAGGTGGAACTGGTGGCAGTGGACGCAGTGGTAGATCTGCCGGCTCTTGCCGCGCCTGGTGCTGCGCTCGGCCACCACGCGGCCCTGGGTGAACGTGGCGAAGCCCACCTTGCCGTCGCAGGCGCTGGCGCGGTAGGTGTCTTCGGGGGTCATGCCAGCAACGCCTGCGCATCCTCAACCGACCGGCAAACCCCGGCCACGCCGCCCGCCTGGCGGATCGTGGCGAGGAATTCCTCCTGACCTGGACGCATGCGGCCGGTGGCGGATTTGACCTCGATGGCCAGCGTGCGCCCGTCCTTGAGCACGCCCATGATGTCGCTCATGCCCTTGGCGGTGTTCGCCCGGATGTACCGCACTGACCCGTCCCGGTTGCGCTCCTGGAACGTGCCCGAGTTCTGCCGCCAGCATTGGGCGACCTTCGGATGGCGCTTCAGCAGCGCCATCACCGCCTTGAGAATCTGCGCCTCGGTCGGCTGCCCTGACGGTTTCCTCGGCCCGCGCTTGGCCGGCTCAGGCGGGATGTCCAGCGGCACGCGGGGCTTGCCGCTGATGGCGGCATAGCGATCCATCGTGGCCTGGTTGCGAAGCATGACTTCGCGTAGGGTTTCGCGGCCTCTGGTTGTCATTCCATCGCCTCAGATATCAAGTCACCGAAGGCCAGCTCCTCGGTTTCTGCGCCGATCTTGATGCCGGCCGCCGCTGCCGCCACGTTTTTGCACGCCTGGCGATAGTAGCTTGCCTTCAGTTCAGCACCAACCCCACGCCGGCCCAGCATGACAGGGCTATAGACCTCGCTGCCAACGCCCATGAACGGCGTGAAGACCGTTTCTCCTGGATTGCTGAAAAGCTGCACGCATCGGTCGATCACATCAAGCTGCAGAGGGTGAACGTGCTTTTCGTCCTCCCCATCTCGCGCCTCACGAAACGGCAGGACATGGTTCATCCGAATGTCGTCCCACATGCAGTCGGCGTATTGCCGCCAGATCCAATGCGAAAAGCGGTTTTCTGTTTGCTTGCCATTCCACCCCCGGTAGGCCATGACATCGCCCGGAGGCACCCGCTCACCAGCGTATTCAAGCATCCCGACCGGATGGCGCACGGGAACCGGATTGGTTCCGCGCTTGCGGAAGGTCAGCAGTTGGTCACCAGCGGCCACGCCGCAATCAATCGAGTCCTCGACCAGTGACTGATGCGCAAGGTTTTTCTGCATGGTGCGCAGGCGCACAGCCAGCGGCTCCTTCCAGATCATGCGGCGGCCGGCGAAAAGCCATCCCTCACGTTCATGCAGGCGGATGATGTCGCCAGGAAAGTCAATGTAACTGTCGGTCCCGCTGTTGCTGCGCGGCACATCCATGCAGTGAACGGCGGTCACGCGGCCAGGCATGGTCACGCGCGCCAGTTCCCGCACCACGAAAGCGTACTGGTCGAAAAACGTATCGTAGTCGTCGCAGTTCGACAGGTCGCGGTCGTTGCTGCTGTAGTGATACAGGCCACCGAATGGCGGCGAGTAGACCGACAGATGCACGCAGGCATCGGGCATGCCTTGCATGACCTCTATGCAGTCTCCGTGATAGAGGGCGAACTTGTCGGTAATCAGTTGGTCGTGGACAGCCATGATGGAAGCTCCTGAGTCTTTGTGAATTGCGATGCGCGCTCGATGGCCTGGGCGGCGTTCATCTGCGCAACCAAGTTGGAAAACATCGTGTCAGCTTGGGCGGCCTTGCGCTGCAGGTTGCGCAGAACTCCGCGCTCGCCTTCGGTGGTCACGATATCGACGGTCACCGGCCGCTTCTGGCCAAAGCGCCAGCATCTGCGCACGCCCTGGTAATACTGCTCGAACGAATGCGACGGGAAAAACGTGATGTGGTTGCAGTGCTGATAGTTCAGTCCCCATGCGCCGATCTTCGGCTTCGTAATCAGCACACGGGCGCGGCCATTGGCAAAATCCAGCAGCTTGCCCTCTTTCTTGTCGTCGGAATCGGCCCCGCTCACCTCCACCGCATCGGGTATCAAGTCCGCGAGTCGGTCGCTCTCGTCGTTCAGATGGCACCAGACAAGCGCAGGCTGGCCGGTGTCGTTGACCAACGAAGCCACGCGCTCGCATCGCTCGCGCACGGTCCTGCGGCGCTCATCGCGCTGCTCATCAAGCCCCACGGCGGGCAGTGCGAAAAGCATTCCATCGGCGCAAGTGCTGGACTCCACCACGTGCTCGACTTCGTTGATTGGCGGCAGGATGAACCGGCTATCGTCAAACCCGATGTCAGAAGGTCGACGCACGGCCCTGGCCCACGAGCACACCCACCGCCAAAATGGAAGTTCCGCGTGGCCCTTCAGCCGCCACTTGATGACCTCTCCTCGCATGCGACCCGTGGCGCTGTTGTTCAGGTCGTTCTTGAAGAACCGATTGAGCATGTCCATGTGCCCGAGGTATCCCAACGCCTCAGACGATGTGCCCAGCTCCGTGAAGTCGTTAGGTGCCGCCGTGGCCGTTGCCAGAAGCCGATAGGGCAGCTTGCGCGCGAAGGCGGTAATCGCGGTCTTGGTCGATCCTTTGAAGCTCTTGAGAATGCTGCTCTCGTCGCACGCCACGCCCACGAAATCAGCGGCATCAAAAAGGTGCAGCTTCTCGTAGTTCGTGATCGTGATGCCAGGGTGAGAAAAACCGTCTCGGGACACCTTGGCCGCAATGCCGAACTTCTCAGCATCGGCGGCGATTTGATGCGTCACCGCCAGCGGCGTCAGAAGCAACACCTTGCCGTTCGTGCGCTGGACTACGTTGTCAGCCCACACCAGTTCCATCGCCGTCTTGCCCAGCCCGCAATCCGCGAAGATCGCAGCGCGCCCCTTGCGAAGCGCCCACTCTACGAGCGAAGCCTGGAAGTCAAAAAGCCACGGCGGCAGCGATATGGGCTCGAACCCATGTTCACCCCCTAGCTGGGCCTTGCGGTCCAGAAATGCAGCGTATTCCGCTGCCGATTCGTTTTGCACTCTCTCTCCTTTCGTTGCGGCCATGCCGCAGGTTGAAAAATCATCGAGGCCGGCTCACCAGCGGGCCTCACCCACATCTGCAGGCGTCTCCCGCAGATACCGCGACGGCAGACGCTTGACAGTACCCCGCAGCACCGACTCAGGCAGTCCAGGGAACGGCCAATCGGGCCGGATGCGGGCCACGCGCAGGGTTGCCACGCCGACCTCAAGCACCATGGCGTCTTGGCCGTCTGACAGGCGCACGCGGTCGCCTTGTTTCACTCCAGAATCTCCCGAATCTGCCCGAGCATCTCGCGCACGGTGTCTAGCTGGATGCCACGGTCTACGCTGGTGCTTAGCTGGTGGCCATACGCTTGCATGTTGCGCTCGGACAGCTCTCGCAGATGATTCAGCGCAGCGATGGCCATGTGCGCCGTGGCGATGTCTCGCGCCGTGATCTTCTGGCCGCGCCGCTCTGTGAGCTCCACCAGGCGCAGGTGTGTGGTGTCCAGGGCGCTCACGGCTTGCGCCCCTTGAGCTTGCGGCACGCGGCCACCAGGCGCTCTACCAGCTCGAGCCGAGGCGAGTTCTCGCCGTGCCGCAGCCGGTAGATGGTCTTGATGTTGACGCCTGCCTCGGCGGCCAGCGCTTTCGCGTCAACCTGCTTTAGCTGCTCTGAGAGTTGTTCACGGGTAATCATGGCGGCGATTCTGGCATGGATGTCTATCGTTGAGTGGACATTTATGTCCCTGCGTTTTGGTCGGGATTGCAGAAAGCATTGGACATCGGTGTCCAGTGAGCGCAGAATTCATTCCATCGCAACACGCAACCGGAGACGCAAATGCAAACCTTCCAAGCCGGCAAGACCTACGCAACCCGCAGCATCTGCGATCACAACTGCATCATCGGCGTGACCGTTGCCAAGCGCACTGCCAAGACCATCACGACGACTGCTGGCAAGACCCTGCGCGTCAGCGTCTGGCAAGGCGTTGAGCAGGTCAAGCCCTGGGGCACCTACAGCATGGCCCCGATCATCGACGCCACCGAAATTCAGTGAACACCATGCAACCCCTCCGCCCCATTGACTACGCCTTCGCCGCCGCCTTCGGCATCACCCTCGGCTGCCTGATCGCGGCCTTCATCTAAACCACAGGAGCCCACCTCATGCAAAACACCCTTGCCGCCGCTCAGTCCATTTGGGACAACGCGCACCCGCCCGAGTACCCCGACGATCCGGAACCGGGCCCGCTGGAGATGATTGACGCCACCGACGAAGCCCTGCGCGACGTCAACAACGTCGGCCTCTGGCTTGCGGATAACGGGCGCCTGGTGGCCGACGAACTGGTGGACGTCGCTGGCCTTGGCGAAGACCTCGACAGCGCGACCGTTGACCAGCTATTCGCGCTGCTGTTCCTCGGCACCGATGCCCAAGCCCTGAGCGCCAGGCACCTGCTGCGCGAGCGCTTCACCACCGACCGCAAGGCCGCCATTCACGCCCGTGCGCTGCAGCTGCTGGCGCAGCGCGACCCCGACGAGCCTGATTACTCCGACGACCCCCACCACTGGTACTGAAAGGACCGACATCATGAAAACCACCGTCATCGCAAGCGCCCTGTGCGACAAAATCCCAGGCGCCGACTACACCGTGATGATCCGCACCAGCGGCGCCGGCACTGTTGACGTCACCATCTGGTTGAGCAACGACGAAGCGCTCGAACTCTCCTCGCAGATCCGCGCTGCAGTGGCGCAGAGCCTGGCCCAGCAACTCGCTGCCGTTACGGAGGTGGCGGCATGAGCGCGAAGCACACACCGGGGCCGTGGGCCATTGACTGGAACGTGTCAAGGATTGACGTATTCAGCGCTGACGCTGCGACGCTAGTTGCAACCATCCGAAGGTCAACGCTGTCGGCTGGCATTGATGACGTAGCAAAAGCCAACGCCCGCCTCATTGCCGCCGCACCTGACCTGCTGGAGGCTCTAATCCTGCTGCTCAACGTGGAAAAAGCCGCTCTGATAGGTGCCGAGGCTCCCGGCTTGAAAGGGCTTGACGTCTCCTACCATTTTGAAGCTGCCCGTGCCGCCATCGCCCGCGCCAAGATCAACGCCGCCATCGCCCTTGCCACCGGAGAACCCGCATGACCACCCTAACCGACACCCAACGCACCGACGAATGGCACGCCGCCCGCGCCGGCAAGGTCACCGCCAGCCGCTTCCGGGACGTCCTGGCCCGCAACAAGCCCACGGCCGCGCAGGCCAAGGCTGGCGAGCCTGGAAACCCGAGCGCCGACCGCACCCGCTACCTCTGGCAGATCGTGACCGAGCGCCTGACGGGCCAGCCCGTGCAGATGCCCGACGCCGCACCGCTGCGCTGGGGCCGCGAGAACGAAGACGCCGCCCGAGTGGCGTACCAGTTCACCACCATCGCCAGGATCACCGAAACGGGCTTCATCGCGCACCCGAAGCTGCCCATCGGCGTGAGCCCTGACGGCCTGGTGACGGACGAAACGGACCCCGATGGCGCGTTCGGGCTCATCGAAATCAAGTGCCCGTGGAGTTCTCAAGTCCACCTCGAAACGTGGCTGAACGGCATGCCCGAGGATCACCAGGCGCAGATTCAGGGCCAGATGTGGCTGACTGGCCGCGAGTGGTGCGACTTCATTTCCTACGATCCCCGCATGCCCGCCGACCTGCAGCTCTACGTCCAGCGCATCAAGGGTAACCCCGAGTTCCAGGAGCGCCTGGAGCGCGAGATCATCGCATTCAGCGCGGAGGCAGACGAAATCGTCGCCAAGCTGCGCGCCAAGGTGTCTTTTTAACCCACACAGGAGTTCTGCATGACAACTGCACTCGTTCCCGTCGATCAAGTCGAGCGCATGGCCGTGGCCGTCGCCAAGTCCGGCTTGTTCGGCGTCAAGACCCCAGACCAGGCCATGGCCCTGATGCTCATCGCGCAGGCCGAGGGGCTGCACCCGGCCATCGCAGCCCGCGATTACCATGTCATCAACGGCCGCCCAACGCTCAAGGCTGACGCCATGCTGGCCCGCTTCCATTCGGCAGGCGGCAGCGTGCGCTGGGGCGAATACACCGACAAGCGCGTGGTTGGCACGTTCTCGCACCCGCAAGGCGGTAGCGTGGAGGTCGAATGGACGCTGGACATGGCGACCTCTGCCGGCCTGACCAAAAACCCGACATGGAAAAGCTACCCGCGCCAGATGCTGCGCGCCCGGTGCGTTTCCGAGGGCATCCGCACCGTGTTCCCCGGCGTGGTGGTCGGCACCTACACGCCCGAGGAGGCCGAAGACGCCGGCCACGCGCCGGCGCCAGTCCAGCGCGACATGGGCCCGGTGGTCGAAGTCGCCGACTTTTCCCAGATCATGCGCCAGATCGACGCCGCGCAAACGGTGGACGAACTCAACGCCCTGCGCGCCGCAATCCGCACGCTGGACCGTGATGCCCGCGCCGAAGCCATGGACGCGGCCAAGGTGCGCGCAGATCAGATTCGCGCCGCTCAGGAGCCCGCAGCAGACCAGGGAGGCGCAGATGACCCGATCTGACGCCACCGAACCCATGGCGCCGCAGCGCCTTTACAGCGTGTGCCAGGCCGGCGACCGCTGGCTTGTCGTGCGCCGCTTGGCTGGCCTGGACGGGTCGGCCGCAGTGGTGGCCGATTGCCTGACGCGCAGCAGTGCGGAGCAGGTGTGCGCCGATTTGAACGGGAGGGATGAATGATGGAACTGAGGGATCAGGACGGGACGCTGCTGATGGCGGTGGGCAAGACGGGTGGGCCGGCGTTTCCTGCATGGGGTGATGCCGGAGACCACATTTCCGATGGCATGACCCTGCGCGATTACTTCGCGGTACGCGCATCTGAAGAAGACCTGAAGGTGCAATCCAAGGTCATGAGTGACCAAATTCGTGCGCGAATGTCACGGGAGCAATTCTGCTTTGCTTGTCTGCCTGACGACTGGCGCGTCAAGGCTCGCTACATGCACGCCGACGCCATGCTGAAAGCGAGGACCGCATGACCCCGCTGCTGCGCCCCCGCGTGGCCGAAACCCTGGCCATCGTCCAAGAGCGCCAGCCGGTTGCCATGGCCGATGTCGCGTACCGTTTGGGATGCGAAGCCGCCACGGCCAAAACCTACCTACACCAGCTCCACCAAGCCGGCCTGATCGTGCCGTCCAGCAGCAACCGCTGGGCACGCTGGCGCATCGCGCCGCCGCCACCGCCGCCCGAGCCTGACTCGGTAGCCCTGCAACGGGCCATCGAGCAAGCCCCCAGCATCTGGCATTACGCGCGCCGCGTTGCCGCCATCTCAGGAGTCCACCAATGATCCGCATTCCGAACCCCTTCCGCACACCATCGCCGGAGGAACTGATCGCCCGCGAGTTGGACCAGGCCAGGCGCGGCCTGCTTGAGGCCCAGACCGGGCGCGATTACGCCACGGCGATGGTCGCCTATCACGAAACCCGGATTGACCGGCTGCGGGCGCAGTTGGAGATGGCGGGGGAGGGGCAATGACTGACCTACGCGAAGCCGCCCAGCAGGCGCTGGAGGCGTTGGAAGACCTGCTTGTCTGGCACTCTAAAAACAGCAGGGCAATCACCGCCATCACCGCCCTCAAGGCCACGCTGGAGCAGAAGCCAAAGTTCACTTTGTCCTGTGGATGCCCGTCGCAATACGGCGGTGTGCCTGCGTACTGGGACAGAGATGGCAGCACTGCCTTCGGCATGATCTGTGAGAAGCATTGGCACGAATACGGGGCAAGGAGCGAAGCATGACCACCCTACGCGAAGCCGCCCAGCAGGCGCTGGAGGCGTGGGAGTACATCAACAAGTACGGCTTTGTTTTGGCTGACTACGAGGGCCCGATGGAGCAAGCCATCACCGCCCTCAAGGCCGCGCTGGAGCAGCCGGAGCAGCCGGAACAGGAACTCAAACTCCTAAACGGCCTGACTAAAGAAGAGGCACTGGCTTGGGCACGTGGGCTAAGAGCAGACTCGCCGGAGTATTGCAGTTGCGGCGACCGTCCTAAGGGTCATTGCCCAGGCGAGTGGGATCCCGGCTGCGACTTGGGAAACAACCCGAAGTATGCAAGGCGGGTGGAGCTTCAATGCCCGGCAGAGCAGAAGGAGTCGGCTACCATACCTATCCAAGAAGCATGGGAGGCCGCTGGCGGGCATCCTGGCATCAAAGCAACCAAAGAAGACCTAATCTTTGCACTACAGACACTCAATCAAGTATGCGATGAAGCCGATCAGCTTGCGCCGTACAATGGAGCCAACGAAAAGCCCCCTGTATTCGGGCGTCGTTGGCGCTTGGCACATGATGGGTTTGGTCTTCAGCTTGATGACAATGGACCGTATGTCCATATTGATGACGCGATATCTGTGCTCCATACTTCGCTAGAGCAGCCGGTGCAGGAGCCGGTGGCGTGGTGGATCGTAAGCAAAACAACCGATGAAGAATTCGTTAGCGTGCGTCCAAACGATTGGAGCGACATAAATTGGGAGAAACACCCCATCTACACCCACCCACCCCGCCGCGAGTGGCGAGGGTTGACGGAGGAGGAGATCAAAGGCTACAAGCTGTGCGGATTGGTGCGAGATGTCGAGGCCAAGCTGAAGGAGAAGAACCACCATGACTGAGCGAACCAAAGCCGAGAGACTGGCTGAATACCTCACCGGCCTTGCAGACGACATTGAACATACCCACTACACAGACGATGTGCTGCTATCAGCCGCCGAACTGCGCCGCCTGAGCGCAGAGAACGAAACGCTGCGCCGGCAGCACCTAGCCGCGCACAACAACAGCGCCGCGCTCATGGGCGCGTTGACGCAGGTCAGCCTGCTGACCGACCTCGGTGGCGAAGTGGCCGAGTACGCGGATGTGGTGGAGGCGGTGCGCCGGTTGCACGCCCTGAACGGGGAACTGCTGGAGGCGTTGAAACTGGCATTGCCCCAATTGATCGGACGCGCAGAACGGACCGCACGCGCCGCCATCGCCAAAGCGGAGGGAGCATGACTGAACAACCTACCGCCCTGCGGCTGGCTGATGCGCTGAAAGAACGCAAAGCCACGCATAGCACCTACAGCGGCACTGGACGAATATCGCTAGTCACAGGTAATTCAGCCGATCCACTTTGCCGAGACGCCGCTGCCGAACTGCTCCGCCTGCATGCCCTGAACGGGGAACTGCTGGAGGCGTTGAAGTACCACCAAGAGCAAACGCGGCCCATTGAGCGCACCCGCGCCGCCATCAAGAAAGCGGAGGGGGAGGTATGAGCATCGTCACCCACGTCGCCGTCTTCTTTGCCCGCAATCCCGAAGAGGAACTGACAACCCACGATGTCGGCATCAAATGGGACATGAAGCCCAACAACGTCGGCGCGTCACTGAAGTACGCTGAGCAAACAGGCTGGGTCACCCGCACCAAGCGCGCCGACCCGACCGCGCGGACCAAGTACCGGTGGGTCTACACCGCTGGCCCGCTGCTGTTCAAGGAGATTGGAAGATGAATCACCCACGCATCCCCCACGGCTGCGACCAGCAGGGGCGCCACCCCGAAGCCGCCGAGCCCTGCACCGAGCTGGGCCAGGAAGACGACGAGACCACGGCAGCAGACGTCGGCAGAATCGCCATGCTGCTGGTCCTTGCGGCCGTGCTGACGGTGATTACCGTGGTGCTGGGGGTGGTGCTTGCATCCTAATACGACCACACCGTCGGCGTGGCCCGCAGATCAAGGTGGATGAACCGCCCCGCGCCCTTCTGCTGCACCCCGATGCCGGTAAACCCGAGGTGCATGGCCAGGCGCAACACCTCATGGGCGTCAGCGCCTTGCACGCCGATGTCGCAGGCTAGGCCCGTGGAGTGCATACCTGGCGTGGCCTTGGCCTTCTCGATGGGATTATCAGGACAGCGATAACCTGACGTAATCGTCATGGGCCGCTTGTAGACATCCCGCAGAGCCTGCAGACGCCCCATGAACTCGGGCCGCATTTCCTGCTTGCCGCAGTGGCGGCAGCGGAACTCGGCCTCGGTGAAGTTGGGGTAGTCGGACCAGTTCACTTGGTCACTCCCTTGGTCTTCTCGAAAGTCCTGAGCCCGCCAATGCCCAGCAGGCCCGTCACCACCACCCAAAGCAGATCCAGGTTCAGCGCAGGCGGTGCAGGCCAGCCCTTGACGGCAGCGCCCCAGGCCAGTAGCGGCTGGATGATGGTGGCGTACAGGAACCCGAGCGCACCGCACCAGCCGAAGGCCGGGCGCCAGCCGGCGACGAACACCGAGGCGTGCGTGGCCTCACGGGCGTTGATCTCAAGCTGCGCGATGACCTGCTTGAGTTCGCCCTCTGCGGCCATGCGCAGGAACTCGGCCTCAGCTTCGCGCTTTTTTTCGGGGTCTGGGACGAATCGCTCGACCAGCGTGCGCCCCATCTCAAACAGGGGTCCGAGAATGAGCGGGTTCATTTTTCGCTCAGAGGTTGAGTGGTGACGAACCGCAGCACCACAATGGCCGCAGCGATGACGCTACCTACGACAGCGTGGCCCCAAGGCGGTATCGGCAGCTGGATCACGAAGCCCTGCAGCACAGACAACACCGCCAGCGCGACGGCGAACAAAACCGTGCGGGACTTCAGCGCCTGGATGATCATTGAGTTCATGCGGTTCCTTTCACTTTTTGGCCTCTGCTTTGATGTGCTCCCATGCGGCCACACACAGGAACACCACGATAGCCCACAGGCCCGCTGCCGTGACCTTGCTGAATGCATCGCTCTTGGTCTTGTCCCACCACGACGCGTTCGCAATGGCCCGCTCATGCGCGATGCGGTGCCCGTGCGGATCGCCGCTCGGGAAGGCATCGGTGATCGTCTGCCGCAGCGCCTTGAACTGGTTGTCCATGTGCGCGGTCAGGTGCTGCTCATGCGCCGTCAGGGCCTTGCTTACAGCCTCCTGGATGAGCACCTGCACCCGGTCTTCGGTGATGCCATGCTTGCGCCTCTCAGGGCCACCGTAGTTCGTCATCGTTCAGCCTCGCGTGCTTCGACTTCTAGGGGGTTGTTCCGGTAGCCGTAGCCGAAGGTTCGCAGGAACCAGCGGATAACGTGGGGCGCGGGGCGTGGAGTCATTACGCAAACACGGCAAAACTAACAGTTCGCGCTTCCCGCACCGTTGTTGCGTCTAGTGCCGTGGTGATGCGAAACACCGTGGTGCTGCTGGGCACTCCAGGAGAACAGAGTAGAGCGTTCACAGTAGCCGCATCTTCCGCGCTGGCGATGATGCCGTAATTAGTTCCAGACATCGCTTCTCTCAGCGTGACTTCGTAGAGACCTGTCGATATGCGGGTAATGCTTGAGACATTGAAGGAATTGGTTGTGTCAATTGCGCCGCCGCTAACGGTAAACCGACCCCATGCACGCGATTCTTGCTTTGACTCGTCGCTGTAGGCTGTGCCGGTTCCGCGATAGACGCCGTTGGTTGAGGCGTCACGGTTTTTCCCAAACCGGACACCGGAGACAGTTCCGGCGTCGCTGATATACAGAGAGTAAGCGTAGGTCGCCGAACCGACTGAGAAGTCGCACCCGTCAACGACAACATGGTCAGCCTGATCAACGCGCACCGCCCACGTTGCTTTTGAACTCAAACATACGAAGTAGCAGTCCCGGATAACAACGGACTGTGGACTGACTGCGCCGCTGTCGAGAATTACGCGGATTTCATTGGTGGTGTTGCCCTCAATGTAGCAGCCGTGGAAAGTTATACTTTCCGCTTGCGAATCTACGTTGTTGGCGGTGACATAAGCGCCGTACTGGGTATTGGTTTCAAAGGTGCAGTTGCTGAACAACACCGAGCGACAACCTGCGGCGTAAACGCCTCGGTTGTTGTTAAAAAACTCGCACTGGTAACACCCGATAGCGTTTGCCTCAGTGTGCAATTCAAGTCCGTTCTGAGAATTGCCATCGGCGGTAACCAGCCCCAACACCACATCCCATGTCTGTTCTATCCGAATGCCGACTTCAAAATTGTTTATGCGGAGATTCCGTAGGCCGATCATGTAGGCTTGGCGGATATTGATCCCGTTGGTTGACGTGCTTCCGTTTCCGCTCAATCGCAAGTTTTCGATGGATGACTTGATGTACTTAGTTGACGCCCCAGCGTCGTACATACTAATTGCGCTTGACGAGCCCGTGTAATTTATCAGCGTTGACTCAACGCCATCGCCAACCAAAGCCACTGGCCAATCTATCGGCCACTGCAATGTTGACGTGATTTTGTATGTGCCGTGCGGAACAAGAATAGTCAGACCTACACCGACAGCCGCATTTAGCGCCGCCTGAATGGCAACCGTGTCATCTGCAACCCCATCGCCCACGGCGCCAAAGTCCTTGACGCTCACCACATCTCGCATCTTGGCCTGGGCCGTGCGCGCGACTGCGCCAGTGCCGGCTTGGATGAACGTCACCAGATCAGCGCTCAGCCGCTCCGTAGCCGCAGGCGCCGAATACACCACGCTGCCGTTCTTGTTCTGCACCTGGATCGAGTAGTCGCTGTTGACGTACAGCCGCGCCGGCGTGCCCGCATTGACCGGATACCCGTTCAGCGTGCGCACAGGCTGGGCCGCAGTCACGGTCAGCGCCGCGTCCCAATAGGCCGTGATCGGGTTCGTGACCGGGTTCTGGTTCGCCGTGCCGATCCAGATGTAGCCGTTTTCCAGCGGCTGGCCGTCCGTGTCGGTGAAGATGGGGAACGGGGGCTGGATGCTGAGGGCGGGCATGGGGGCTCCTGGGGTCAGTGGTTACGGCGCCGCAGGCGGCACGGTGGGCAGCGCGTTCAGCGCGTCGTTGATTTTGGCCTTGGTTTCGTTGCGCTTGCGCATCTTCGCAACCTCACGCGCCGCCATTACAAGCGGCAGAGGAATGCCCGTCATTGCCGTCTGGGCGCCAGTCTCTAGCAGCGCGGCCACGATGGTTCCAGTGGTACCGGATGAGTTGATGAGAGTGCCGGGCGGAACGGTGTTGACGTATCGCACCAAGTCGTCCAAGTCCCTGACGATCTGAGCGTTTTGCTTGCCCAGCATCAGATCAAGCCGGCCATTGGCGTCGAACTGCCTGATGGCCTGGTGCAACTGAGCCGGCGACACCAGCGGATTGTCGTTGGAGTCCAGCCCGAGCCCCTTCGTGGCTTGATCGCGTAGATGCCGAGCAAACGCGCCCTGCAGCTCCTGCCATGCCTGCTTGCCATTGTCGCCACTGGTCTGCAGCACTCTGCGCAGGAACGTGATTTCCTCGGGCGACGAATTGACGATGCTGGTGTTAAACACCCTGTCGGCCGGGACTTTCGGGTCATCCATGCCGCGCACGTTTTGAATCAGGCGGGCGACGATGGCGCGGTTTTCGTACTTGCGCGCCATCTGAGCGCGGGCCGCACGAGCATCACGGAATGCAGGACCAGACACGGGCTCCGTTTGCGCGTCGATCATCTTCTTGAGGATCGTCTCCTCGCGCAACCCCACTCGGTCGTCAAACTTGGCAACCCCGCTCAACTCCTTGCGCAATTCCTCCATCTTGCCCACGGTTGCGGGCAAGCCTACGAGATTCCCGCCTTCATCTTCGGCGGCCAGCCCCAGCTTTACCATCAACTTGCGCGCCGTGTCAGGAACCTGCGATGACGGCACGCCGGTTACCTTGGAGTTCAAGTAACCGATCAGGGAGTTTTCGATTTGATCCTCACCGGAGCCGATTCGAACCAAGGCGTTCGTATCGACAACCTCCTGAGCTTCTGGCGAGTTCTTGGCCTTGTTGTAAAGCACATTGACGCGGTTCTTTTCGGCTTGATAGCCCGAAGACAGCGCCTTGGTGACAGCCGTTCCCGTGGCGGCAATGTCCGGTGCCTGCGCCGAGGTCATGTCAATCAGCGCGTCCATGTTCTGCAGCGCCTGGAGGTTGTTCTCCTCTGCGCGCTGGCGCAATGGTGCGCCCTGGGGGCCTTTCATGGCCTCCTTTTCAAACGCAAGCTGGTCAGGGTCACGAAATGCCCCGCCGCGGGTGAGCGTCATCGGAACCGGCATCTGCTGGGCCGTTGCCACGCGCCTGAGAGCCGCGTCAGTCGCCTGCGCACCCACAGAGCCACCGGGGGCCATGGTCATGCCTGGGGTCGGCGCCACCGTCTCAGGCGGCAACACCCCCACAGCCCTGCCAGCAGCACGAACACCCCGAGCCGGGGCCGTGGCAACGCTCATCGCAACAGGCGCCGCCGCAGCGGCAGCACGCTGGGCCGTGGCCTGCACAATCGGCGCGGCCTGCCCTGCGGCTTGCAGCACAGCGCCAGGCGCGGCCACGATAGGCAACACGGGCGGGATGACCTGGGCGGCTTCGCCCACGGTGCCCAGCATCTCGCGGCCTGCACGGGTGCGCGGCGCGTAGGTGAACCGGCCCGCCTGCTCAGTGGCGGCACGCTCAATCTCGCCGGCGGCCTGCTGGGTGCCAAACTGGCCCGACAGGATGGCCTTGGCAAGCCCTGCGCCCGTGCCCTGGATCATGCCTAGCGGCGCGCCCACAGCGCCAGTCAGCAATGACAGCGCGGTTTCGCCAGCGCCCACTATGCGCTCGCCGATGGTGGGCTCCGGGCCTGTTTCTGCGGGCCTGACTGCGGGAGGGGCGACGAACTGCTGCGGCTGGGCCGCCTGCGGGACTCCTGGCGCTTGTGCGCGGCCTTCCTCCTGCTTGGCCTGCTCGTAAGCCTGCACCACAGTTTCGAAGTCCCGCGTGCCACGCTTGGCACGGTTCTGGACAATCCAGGCAGCGTACTCGTCAGCCGTAGCCATTTCAGCGGCCTCCGCGAATGATCAGATCGGCCTGTGAGCGAATGTCTGTCGTGGCTGGCGGGACACCCGGCATGGCGCCTCCTATAGAGGTTGGAGCGCCGACACGCGGGATGGCCGGCGCAACCTGTCCAGGCCGCACGGGAGCGCCAGGAATAACGGCCTCTTGCTCCTCTTGGGGGAGTCTAGACACGTTGTCCAAAAACATCTGTGCCGTTTCGGACTTGCCCGCTGCGGACTTCAGGAGGTTCGTGCTCTTGGTGTATTGAGCCTTGGCTGCGCGCTCGAAGACCCCGAAGAGCGTATTCAATTCACCCTTGGTGAAGTTGATATCACCGCTGCGCGCCTTCAGCAGCAGTTTCTGTTCGCCTTCCGTGATCTGCCCCTGTCCAGCGAGCATGCTGCGAGAACGAAGCGCCATCTCAGCGTTGCCCTGAATCAGTTCCTGCGTGGCGTTGATGCTCTTTTCGCCAGTGAACCCCAGGGCATTCCCGATGCGGGCCACCGTCAGCCGCTGGTCCGCGAATGGCCCGGCCT